CCTTTTTTTAGTCCAGGCGGAGCAGCAGGTGCGCCCGCCCATAAGACAAAGATCGGAGGGGGCGGCGGCTCTGGCAGCGGTGGCGGCAGCAGTGATGAAAAAAAGAAAAACGACAACGCCCGCAACAAGGAGCGGCTTTTAAAAGCGCGTGCCGACAAAGAAGAGATACTTGTTGCTAAAGAATCCCTTAAAGTCGTTCCCATTGCTGCAATCGAGGCCGAGTTTAAATCGATCGCAACGACAATCAGGACCAAGCTAGCGAGTATTCCAAGAAGTCTTTCCGAGCGGCTTTCCGTTATGACTAGCCCCGCAGAGATTGAAACCCTTCTTAGAAACTCTATAAACAGCGCTCTTTGTGAGCTTTCAGAGCCTCTAAAAACCGTGGAGGAAAGCAGGAAACTCGATAGGGAGCGGGCCGAGCTGGTGGAAGAAAAAGAGCCTCAGATTGATGAAGAGGACGAGGGCGACGACGACGAGGAAGAAGACGAATAAATGGATGAGATAGTCGAAAAACTTAGCCTTTCAAAAGCAACCGACAAGGTTCTCGCGGACCTTCGCGGAAAGTTTTTTGACTGGGTAAAGCCGCCCCCACCGCTTCATATTTGGCAGTGGGCCGAGCAAAATAGGGTGCTTCCCGGAGGAACAACTCAGCGGGCAGGACCTTACCGGGTCGAAGAATCCCCATATGTAAAATACCCTCAAGAGGCGCTTCTTGACCACGAGGTGCATGAAATATATTTAGCCGGGGCAGCCCAGAGCGCAAAGACGACTTTTTTGGAAAACAATGTCGGCTACTACATGGTTGTTGATCCCTCTCCCATTTTGCTAGTGCTTCCTGACGAAAGGACTAGGGACGCTTGGAGTAAAGATAAACTCTCGCGTATGATTGAGCAAACCAAGCCGCTCAAGGAGCTGTTCGAAAAAAGAGAAAAATATAAATTTGACACGATCGAACACAAGACTTTTCCGGGCGGCAGTCTTACCATGATTTTTCCCGCCAACACCACGGCGCTGGCCATGCGACCCATCCGCATTGTAATGTTTGACGAGTTTGATCAGGTGGCTGATTCCGTAGGCCGTGACGGGTCCGTGTATGAACTCGCTAGAAAAAGAACGCAGACTTTTTTCGACTGGAAAGTGATCGTTACAGGAACGCCAACCCATATCGAAAGCAGTAAGATCTGGGCACTTTATAAAAATAGACTCACCCGCCAGCATGTTTATGTTGTTCCCTGCCCATCCTGCCACGAGATGATAGAGCTTATTTGGAAGCAGGTCGTATGGCCGCCCGATGAGCCCCACAAGGCGCGCTATCGCTGCCAGCTTTGCAGCTATGAGATTACAAACGCCGAGAGAAAAGAAGCGATCAGGCGCGGGGAGTGGAAATGCACAACGCCCGAGATCGGAAAAAGGCGCATGGGCTTTCACCTGCCGGGACTCTGCTCGGCCTTTATTAACCTTGAGGATCTCGCAGAAACGTACACGCGGGCCGTAAGCGATGAGGCCACACTGCAAAAGTTTGTCATGTCGGACTTGGGAATACCATTTGACGGCTCCATCTCAAGCCTATACCCATCTGATTTTATGATTAGGCGTGAGAAATACGAAAGCTATATCCCTGAAAAGGTTAGAGTTTTAATTCTATCTGTGGACACGCAGGATGATCGTCTTGAATGTGATCTCACAGGCTACTCGGACGGCAACGAGAGCTTTTCAATCGACTACTTTGTGTTTAGAGGAAGGCCCGACCAACCTTACGTCTGGCAGCAGCTCGATCAGCTTATTGTGCGCGATTTTTTCCACCCTTGGGGCTTTACGATCCCCATTAAATGCACTGTCATAGACTCATCCGGTCACTTTACGCACGAGGTTTATAATTACTGCGCCCACCGCAGGCACTACAACGTGTTTGCTATTAAGGGCAAAGAGGGCTGGGAAAACGAAGTTATCAGCGTGCGCCCTGTCATGAAAAAAATCAGAGGGACAAAGCTCGAAGTTGAGCTTTACAAGGTTTTTGTAGATGAAGGAAAATGGACCCTTCAGCAGCGCCTTGCCATTAAAAAGCCGGGGCCGGGCTATATCCATTTTCCAGAAAATGAAACCTACAACGAGATATATTTCAAGCAGCTCCTTTCTGAACATCTTGAGAAGGTGAAGAAGGGAAACATCATTGAAGCCAAGAGGTGGGTCAATCCATCAGGAGCAAGGAACGAGGCTTTAGACCTTAAAGTTTATAGCCTAGCGGCCATTAAAATGGTGCAGGGAAACAGCCCGCCCCATCAGTTTTACATGCGCATGGAAAAGGACTTTGAACGGTGGAAGGCGATCGCCAAAAAGCGCATGGAAGAGAACGAAAATAGCGATAATGATGAGCCGGAGCCGATCAAAATGATTGCCAGCGAGGGCGAAGATAAAGACGACCAAGCAGCGGGCGGCAGTGATGAGGACGAGGGACCGCGCTGGAAAAAACAAAGGAATCCTTATGTCAGAAAAAGAGGATGAAGTCACCGAGGCACTAAAGGCCCGCGAAGTATGGCTCAAAAAGATGGTCCGAAACCTTGAGGATGCCATCGATACGTTTATCACTGACGGCAACATTCAGTCATACGAGATCAGCTCGGACGCCGGAAAAAACGTAGTTAAGAGAGAGAATCTAAAATCGATCATGGAAGCCAGAGAGAGGTTTCAAACCGAACTTGATGCAATAAGAATTGAACTATACCCGGATATTTTTGAGAAAAAATCGGCAAAGGCAAACACCATAAAAGTAAAAAGATGGTAGAGGTTAAAAGCTGTGTGGCCATTTAGTAGCGGGAAAAAAATATTAAAGTCGATCGCGTCGGCAGCTCCAACGATAAGGATTGGGCGCAGATCGTTCGATGCCCTGATGTCAAAAGACAACATGCCGCGACTTCCCCCCGTCATGGGATCAGTCAACGACGTTATAAGGATGAGCCGAAAGGCTCTGGTTAATGTCGCGCGCTACATGTCACTCAATTTTGACTACATCAAAAGGTTTAATCAGCTCATGACAACCCATGTTGTGGGAGAGAGCGGGCCGACACTTAGGGCCGTATATTCCGTTGACGGAAAAAACCCGGCGCAGGGAGCCAATAGGCAGGTCGAAAGCCGCTGGCGTGAGTTTGGAAGAAAAGGCGTTTGCGAAGTTACGCGGACCATGAACTTTGTTGATTTTTGCCGGGTCACTCTCAACAAAGCGATGAATGACGGCGAGGCATTTGTAAAAATAATTGAAGGTGCCGGCGTTAACGAATTTGGCTTTTCTCTTCAGCTCATTGACTCGCTGGCGTGTGATGACGAGCTGAACCAAAAACTATCCGGCGGCGGCGAGATCAGATCGGGAATCGAGTTTAACGACTACGGTGCTCCCGTGGCCTACTATTTTATCGCAGACCGCATGAAAAACCCCGCAAGTGTTTTTGTCTCAACCATGGGACGAGCTTACATAAGAGTGCCGGCACGGGAGATCATTCACGTCTATTTTAAAATCGACCACCCGCAGGATAGGGGTATACCTTGGACCTATGCCGCTCTTTTGAGATCGCGGAACATAAAGGATTATGACCTTAATGAAATTATTGCAAGTCAGGTGGCAAGCTGCCAAGGCGGTTTTTTTGAGCGTGAAAATAAAGATCAGTTTGAAATAAAAGATATCATAAAGATAGCTAAAAAAGGAAAAAGCGGCGAGCTTGAGCCGATCGATAGCGCTTTTGAAAAGAAAAAAGAGACGGGCGAGCTGGTACAGTATGCCGAGCCCGCGACATTTACCGAGCTTCCTCCCGGCTATTCGTTCAAGGCTTATACGCCCACGCACCCAACGACTGAATACGCTGGATTTATGAAAGAGCAGCTTCGCGCCCTGGCTTCAGCCCTTGGACTCTCCTCAACGACACTCTCGAATAACGCGTCTGATGTAAATTTTTCATCGGCAAGAAGTCAAATTTTAGAGGAGAGGGATTACTATAAGGTAATTCAAGAGTGGTACATTGAAACCCTAATTAGGCCCGTATATGACCGCTGGCTCAATGCCGCAATCCTCACTGGAAAAGTGAATCTCGACCCGAGGTTTGTTACCTACGACGGAGCCTATTTTCAGCCCAAACGATGGGCTTGGGTCGATCCCCTTAAAGACGCCAATGCTACTATTGCGATGATTAACGCAGGACTTAAAAGCCGTGCGCAAGCTGCCAAAGAGCAGGGATTTGACTGGGAGGATGTCGCTCAAGAGCTTTCTCTTGAAGAAAAGCTCATGGAAAAATACGGAATAAAGCTCGAAAAAAAGGCTACAGAAAAAGGTAAAGTTTTCGCGGATGAAACCCAAGAAGAAATCGAGGAGGCTAGTTAATGGTTGAGCTATCAGGAAACAAGCAGGTAAGGGGATTTAGTTTTTTGCGTGCAATCGATGCTATAGAAAAAGGAGATTTTAGGGGGCTTGCGCCTCTCGAATATGAAATTTCCGAGCAAGTAAATAAACTTTCTTTCAATAGCGAGAGAAACTCAATCGTTGTGCCAATGGATGTTATTTTAGGCGGTCCACTCGAATAAAAATGAAAAACGGGGTGTCAAATGGAGAGAAAAAGAAGCGAGATAATCGCATATGTAGGAGGTGGTGGACAGCGTTTTTTGACGTTTTCCGTATCTCAAAAAAGGCCAAAGATAATTGATGAAGAGCAGCGCGTGCTAGAGTTTTCATTCATGTCGGGAACGCCTGTAAAAAGGTGGTTTGGTACTGAAATTCTCGAGATCGAAAACCCTAATTCGACCGACATGGCAAGGCTTCAGGACGGCGCGCCGCTTCTTTGGGGACACGATGACAATCAGGTTATCGGCGTTGTTGAAAAAGCATGGATGCAAGCCGAGGAAAACGGAGAGATGCGCGGCTATGTTCGTGTGCGCTTTTCTACGGCAAGTCAAAAAGCTAGAGAAATATGGGAGGATGTAAAATCAGGAATCATTCGAAACGTAAGCTATAGGTATACCATCGATGATTATGAAGTCGTGGAGAATGAAAAGGACTTTACCCTTGTTGTAAAGGCCCATACTCCCAGCGAGGTCAGCTTGGTCGCAGTTCCCGCAGATCCAAGCGTGGGCCTTTCAAGAAAACTAGATTTGGAATCAAAAATTTTAAATATCGAGCCAACACAAAAAAAGGAGACCATTACCATGGGAGCAGAAAACCTCGAAGAGATCGCACGCAAGAGAGAAATCGACCGGACTGAGAAAATCTTTGCACTTGCTGAAGCCCACCAAAAGACAGACCTTGCAAGAAAGGCAGTTCGTGAAGGCATGAGCTACGATGATTTTAAAGATACCATCCTTCGTGAGCTTGGAAAATCTCCGTCGAACGTGCTGCGCGGTATCCACGAAGATCGGCCACCCATAGGACTCACGCAAAGAGAAGCAGGGAATTTCAATATTGCCAGAGCTATCAAAGCTAAACTTGATGGAGATTTTAGAGGACTGGCACCGTTTGAATATGAGGTGTCAATGGCCGCTGGGCGTCGCGCACAGAAAAATGGAAACGATTCCATTATTGTCCCGATTGATGTTCTCATGTCGCAAAGAGCGCCGAGGACTGATGTCGTGTCGGCTACAACGCCGCCGCCAGATCCAACAAAGCCAAACGTAGGACAATCGGAGTTTTACCACGGCGTTCCCGATAGGCTGGACACAAGCCGATTTATCGATGACCTCTACGCGTCTACTGTTATTATGAGAGCAGGAGCGCAGGAGATCGGACCGCTTGACCCCGGAATCGTATCGATTCCAAAGCTCAAAAAATCCACGGGCGCGGCTGCATGGTATGCTGAAGACGAAGAGGCACAAAACTCAAAAATCGCTGTGAAGCAAATTGAGCTATCGCCCCGGCGCATATCGTCAACCAGTATCCTTACGCGTAACGTCCTTATGATGAGCGCACTCCCTGCCCAAAACCTTGTCATGAACGACTTTAAACGGGCAATTGCGCTTGCGATTGATGCAGCAGCGTTCACGGGATCGCATGCAACAGATAAAAAATCACCGCAAGGAATATTTTTTGACCCTGACACGCAAAAAGCCAATGAAGCTAACGCTGCCCTTTCTCAGATTGATTTTACGCAGATTGTACGACTTGAAACCATGATTGAAGAAAAAGACGCTGCAATCGGCCCAATCACATATATTACAAGCCCAACCCTCAAAGGCTATCTCAAGCATACGCCAGAGGCTAATACAGCCGGCAGCAAAATGATTTGGACTACAACCGACCTCGGCGAAGGCTATGTAAACGGCTGCAGGGCGTTTACCACAACAAACGTCAAGCCAAGCGCAACCGCAGGCGAACTTTACATTGTCGCCGGATGTTTTAGCAGCATGATTCTTGCAAACTGGGGATATCTCGAATTTATTATTAACCCCTATACGGAAGACACACGCGGAAACGTAAGGATTACTTGTCATATGGAAGTCGATGTTGCTCTCAGATATCCCGAAGCGTTCGCAGTAAGGACAAGGGTTAAGCTGTAATTTATGCCAGTAAAAAACGATTTAAAAAAAATCGCGGAAGACAAGGCTTTCTCGGTGACGCTCGCAAGCGAGGCCACCGGCAAAAGCTACAAAGGCCGATTTTTCATCGGCTACAGGGATTCACTCGCGTCTGAAAAAGACGGATTCAAGGCGGTCAAGGGGTACTTTCTCGCCGGAGAGGATGCCGGCGAGATCCCCCTTGAGAGCTTTGTGACGGTAGAGGGCGAGAGATACAAATTGGTATATAAACAAAAAGATGGCTACGGACTTGTAAAACTAGAACTTTACGTCTGGAAAACAGCAGAGAAACGAGAAGGCGATGATGGAAACGTCTGGGATGAATGAGCTTGAGCGGCTCATCCTTGAACTTAAAATCACACAGAACGAGCTTAAACGGGCCGTAGGGCGCGTTTGTTCGGCACTGGCTAGGTCGATTAAGGTTCAGGCCGCAAACGCGGCAGGAGCCGCTTTAAAGGCTCCCACGGAGCCGATCAGAAAAAGAATCGTGGCTATTGCGTCAAAACGGGACGAGATGGTTTCAAAAGTGATCGCTCGCGGCTATGCGATCCCAACCATTTTGTTCGGCGCACGGCAAACCCCGGCGGGTGTATCTTGGGGGCGGTCAAACAAAATAAAATCCGCATTTATTGCCCGCCCGCAGCATGCCGGAAAACTTGACAATTTTGTTTTTAAAAGAAAAACATCGCGCCCGTATCCGCTACAAGGATTCAGGGAGCAGATTTATGAGCCGCTTGACGATCAGTTTGCATGGGAGGTTTCGAACATGCAGGCGCGTTTTAATAAAATGCTGATGAGAGAGCTAATGAAAAAGAAGTTTAGGGGCAAAGGAAAATCTCTTTTATGAACCTAGCTGAACTATATTCGGGTGTCTTTGACGCCTTTCAAAAACGCTACAAGAAAATGGGAGTGCATGAGTCCTATCCGGAGTCGCTCGACGGGGCGACCAAAGCGGCAAACATGTACCTATCGCTGGCGTCATTTGAAAAAGAGAGCATCAACACAGATGGAACACTTGAGGTTATCGCTCATTTCGAGGTGCGCTACTACCTGCCGCAGATCGACGGTGAAACAGAGCCCGAGCTTGAAAGAAGGGCGCGGGCTCTTGCCGGCTCCATCGCTACGTTTGTCACCCAAAACAATTTTAAAATTGATGGCACATATGAGGCCGAGTTCATCGATGCTTGGGATGAGTCGGCTACCTACGCCAAGGGGCTTTTTAAGGCGTGGATGCTTAACTTTGATGTTACCGCCCAAATATCAGAGCATCACCCCGAGGATACCGAGCTGGAAAGCGGTGGATTTACTGACGAGGAAATTAAAAACGCTGTTTTGAGTTGGGATGAAACGCCATGAAAAACATGAAGGATTATTATCTTGGCGAGGCCGTAAGGGCAATCAACAACCTTTTTTATTTTGCAACAATAAAAGAGGCTGACGCTACTTACCATAACTATAAGGTCATTTTAGGAAGCGATCAGGACGGTAAGGAGGTCGTAAGCGAGTTTATTCCCATGCTGGTTTCAAAGGCCGGCAAGGATGTTGATTTCAAACGCTATGACGTCGGCGAGCGGGTTTTAGTGATGGCGCCATGCGCAAATCCGAACCTTGGTTTTATCATGGGAGCCCTTCCAAAGCAGGATGCCCCGAATGATTTTAATGGCCGCAAAATGACCTTTGAAGATGGCGCTGTGATCTCTTACGACAAGAAGGAGAAAATCGCAACGCTTGAGCTTCCTGCGGGATCAAAGATAAAGATAAAGGGCAGCGATATTACAATTGAAGCGGATAACGTCACTATTGAGAAAGCCAAAAAGGTTACAGTCAAATCAGAAAAAGTTTATCTGGCGTCAGCACCCGAGGAAGATCCTACCGAGGGGGTTGTCACCGGGCAGTGCATTTGCGCGTTTACAGGGGGGCCGCATCCCGACAAAAGCAGCAAAGTATTGGCAGGAAAGGCTTGATATATGCTTAATGAGGCAGCAGCAAAAGAGGTGGTGCTTTCAAAATTAAAGGAGCTTTACCCCGATGCTTTTAAAAATGGAGCACCAAAAGAGGGGGTTCAAATCGTAAAGCTCGCCGAAGCTATTGCATCATTGATTCCATATATTGTTACCAACAATTCGTTTGATCCTGTGACGTCGCAGGCGGACCCGTCAACACACAAGGTTGTGGGGAAAATAATCTAATGGCGGATATGAACAGAAAAACAGGGGGCGTTATAACTGAGATCGACGAGCTTCGCCAGTCGATCGAAGACATACTTACAACGCCCATTGGAAGCCGAAGGCTTGAAAATATAGAGTACGGAAGCCGCCTATTTGATTTGATAGATACGCCGGTTACAAACCGCGCGCAAATACTGATTGCCGTAAGCGAAGCAATCGACAGGTGGGAGCCGCGCATCTCGCTGTCAAAGGTAGAGATTAGTGACATTAAGCCAGGGCGACTAAAGATATCGATAACTGGAGTCTATAAACCAAAAAACAGACCCGTAACATTTGAGGTTATGCCATGGGAGTAATCGACCTAAGAAAATTGCCAATGCCACGACTGATTGATGAAAAGTCTATTGAGAAGTTGTTTGATGATACTATGACGTATTTTAAAAAACAGGCCGAGGCCGTAGGCGATGGGATGACGTATGATCTTGGGCCATCAAGTCCTGTCACTAAAATATTCGAGGTATTAGCGTATAGAGAATACCTTATGCGCGAGCAGATAAACCGCTCGGCGCTCTCGGCCATGCTTCCTTATGCAGAGGGCGAAGCCCTCCAAAACCTTGTAGCGCTATTTAACACAGAGCGGGAGTTTGCAGGTGAATCAGATGAAAGGCTAAGGCAGCGTGCGCTTGAGGCTATAGACGGGCTCGCTACAGCAGGAAGCCGGGCAGGTTATCAGCTTTATGCAAAAAAATTTGCCGGAGAGATAGCACAGTCGATAAATGCCTACATAAATTTGGATGCAAAGGGCGAGGTGTTTGTTGCCATTAATTTTAATACCGAAAAAACTGAGAAAAATGCGGCGGGCAATATCGAGAAAAAGCCGGTTACTCCTGAAGATATCAAGGAGGCATTGAAACGCGTAAATGACGGACTTCAAAACGAGCAGGTGAGGCCACTCACGGATAAGGTGACAGTGCTAGAGGCTACCCGTAGACATTATAAAATTGGAGCATCGATAAAGATAAGGTACGGGGCAGATCAGACGATTGTATTTAAAGACTGCCTTAAAAGGCTCGATAGTCTTTTGGCAGAGCGTTTTATTGTTGGCCAGAGCATCTATCGAAGCTCAATTATATCTGCCCTGCATACGGATAACGTCGAATGGGTGACTCTAACAATTACAGAACCAAGGGAAGTCATTGGGGAAGATCGCACGAAAAAAATAGTTGATGTTTTGGTCGAAGGTGACATTAAACCAGCAGGAAACGAGATAGCTGTTTTCGCGTATGATGATAAAACCATTAACTATAAGAATGTTGTTTGATGGCCGAAAAAATTCTCACAATTGATGAGCTAAAGGCAGCATGCCGGCTACCCAAAAACAGCACGATGCTTGAGATGCTGCTTTATCGCTGCATCGACCGGATCGAGGAGCGCATCAACGAGGAGATATCTAACGCAGAGATAAGCTGCAAAATATCTGAACTCTGGAATTATGAAAAGTGTCCGGCCCGATTCCTCCCATACCTTGCATGGTCATTGGGAGTGGAATACTGGGATGATTCATGGGGAGATGACGAGGCGTCGGACAAGATAAAGCGAAACTATATAAAACAATGGATCGGGGTAAGAAAAATCAGGGGAACCCTCGGCGCTATAAAAAAGGCGATGGAGCTGATTGGAGTAAACTGCACGATTGAAGAGTGGTTCAATCATCCAAACGGCTTTACCGATGAACCTAATGCCAAGCCAGAACCATACAGCTTTAGGGTTATGCTCTATCCAAAAGAGTCGGGGCAGGTTCTTAGCTACGAGAAGACAAAAATAATGAAGGAGTTTATCGACCGGCTCAAGCCACTGCGGAGCTTTTACAGTGTTCACATTGAATTTAAAACACCGCAGCCCATCGGGATTGTATCGGTGGCAACCATAAAATCAATTGTTAGGATGGAACGACTATGAACCTGCTTCCGACAATTACAAATAAAGGCGTCCAGCTTGTCAACGAGGTGGTTAGGACACAAAATACGTCACTAAAATTTACATATATAGGGATCGGCGATCAAAGCTATACACCGAACCCGGCAGAAGCAGCGCCAGCGATGAAGAATCGGATTGAGCGGCAGCCGGTTAAATATGGAAAGGCCGATGCCAAGGGCTTTTTTGAAGTTGAGGCAGTGTTTCAAGAACTTCCAAGTGGAAACTCCTACTCGGTTTTTGAAATCGGGCTTTATTGTCAGAAACTTGTTTGGAGTGAGACGCCGGGTGCATCGGGATCAGTTGCAACGGTGGCCGAGGACGACATACTTTTTTCTGTCATGAGTAGCCCGGGCGTCGAGCTTGCAAAAAGGATTCCCGCAAACGACCTATTGATATCTTTTGCGCATCACCTTGAGGGCGTTAGCGGCGATAAAATCACGGTCAACGCAGGAAACCAGCTAGAACTTGTTGTCGCGGGTCCCATTGCCGACATGGCAACAGCGTTTACCAAGGCTTGCACGAGTCAGATAAAAATGGAATTTGAGCATTACATGCGAGGATAAATATATGCTTGTCGATCAAATTAAATCCCTTGTTGATGCCGTCACCGCGTTAACGGAAGAGGTTCGCCGTCAGATTCAGGTGCTCAGAGGGTCAGGCACAAACTATGAAATAGTGGATCAAACTGTTACGCAGGTTGTGCCAGCTCCGGCCTCTTCCCCGACTTCGGTCTCCTCGCGGCTATCCTACTTTGCAGCTTGGCGGGCCGGGGTGGTTGTCATGGAATTTAAACTGACTCTCGGTAGTACAGTGGTCCCTTTTCAGGGGGTGCATGAGTTTGAATTTGATTTATCGTCAGTCCCGGAAGCTCAAAGGATAAGGCTACCCATCGAAGGAAAAAGGTTTTCAACGATCGCCTCGCGTCTTATTACAGACCCATCGGCAACAAACGATATCAACCAAATTCAGATATTCGAGAGAAACGGAAAACTAGCAATAGCGCTATACAATCAAAGCATCGAAGCAAATCGCACGATTCACGGATCTATAACATACATGGCAAGGTAACAAAGGAGGCCAAAAAATGGCAGTCGACAAATTTCATGGAATTGTCCACACTGAAGTA